AATAACGTCAATGCTGTTGAGTGAAAAGAAAGGAGCGAGAATGAGTATTCTCGAAAACGTCAGCAAACCCAAGAACCGGCCTGTTGTCGCCACGATCATCGGCGATGCAGGCCTTGGCAAGACCTCTCTTGCCGCAACATTCCCAAATCCAGTCTTCATTCGTGCCGAGGATGGCATGTCGTCGATCCCAGAGGGGCTGCGTCCCCCTGCGTTTCCGCGACTGCACAAGGTCGAAGAGCTGTGGGAGCAGTTGGCGGCCCTTATCAAGGAAGACCATTCGTACGACACGGTGGTCATCGACAGCGTCACGGCCCTTGAGGTCATGTTCACTGACCACGTCCTTGAGACGGACCCGAAGAACCCGAAGGGGATACAGCAAGCACACGGCGGATACGGAGCTGGTCGCGACATGGTCGCGTCGATGCACCGCCGATTGCGCAAGGCAGCAGAGATGCTGGTGGAGCGCGGCGTAAACGTCGTCTTCCTCGCCCACGCAGACACGGTTCGGATCGAGCCGCCAGATGCGGAGCCCTACACCAAGTTCACCATGCGGCTGCACGAGAAGTCGACGCAGCCCTATGTGGACAACGTCGATCTCGTAGGCTTCCTGCGCCTCGAGACCTTCGTCATGGGCGACGGTGAGCGCAAGAAGGCCATCTCTGATGGCACTCGCCAGCTGGTGTGCCACGCTGTGGCGTCCAACGTCTCCAAAAACCGTTTTGGCATCACAGAGCCTCTGGAAGTCAAAATGGGCGAAAACCCCCTCGCCGGGATCATCCCGCAACTCAAGAAGAAAGGTAACTGAGCATGTCATTCTGGAGCACTTCCGAAGGTGAAGACGTATCAACCAACGCAACCGGCGAGTTCGACGCCGGTGGCGGCAAGATCGAGGTCATTCCTGACGGGACGTCCGTCCTCGCGATCATCGACGAGGCCAAGTGGGACAAGAACAAGGATAACGACCGGTACATCTCTCTCCGCTGGACCGTCATTGCCCCTGAGCCCCTGAAGAACCGTAAGGTCTTCCAGAAGCTCTGGGTTGAAGATGATGATCCGGGGGCAAAAGACCCAGTCAAGAAGCGGGACAAGGCCAAGCGCATGCTGGCGGCCATCGACACCAACGCAGGTGGCAAGCTGATGCTCAAGCCGGGCAAACCGACCGACGAGACCCTGACCATGTGCTTGACCAACAAGCCGATGGTGGCCCGCGTGATGGTCTGGGAGCAGATGGATCGCTCCACCGGGGGTATGGTGCAGGGCAACTGGATCGGCGCTGTGTCGCCGAAGACCAACCCGGTGTCCTCGTCTGAAGAGGTTGAGGCAGGTCAGGCCAAGATGGCCGAGAAGCCGAAGACCAGCAGACAGGAAATCGACGACGAAATCCCTTTTGATTAAGGGGTAACCACCCAGAAGGCCGCTGAAAGGCGGTGTGGTTACCCTACTTAGGATTGACACCGTATCAGCTCTAAGAGATGCTTCCGAAATGGAAAACATCAAGCCGATACAATCAATCCCCGGAGCTTTTGCCAACGAACTTGGTCAAATCAAGCTGCCGGATAGCGAAGCGCGGATGCCCCACGGGGGCATCCGTACATACAAAACGAAATGGGTTTTCGGGACCAAGACAAGGGCCTCCAAGACTGCAAGGCACGAATATATGGGCATCGTATATCGTGGAAAAAACTACAAAATTCACCGTCTGGTATGCGAAGCCTTCCACGGGGCTGCACCAGAGGGTAGGCAATACGTCCTTCATGCTGACGAGGACGCGACAAACAACAGGCCGGAAAACCTTAGCTGGGGAACGCAAAAGGAAAACCTGAGCGCTCCGGGGTTTGTTGAGTATTGCAGATCAAGAACAGGCGAAAATAGTCCTTATCGCAAGGGCATGATGAAGATTAAGGGTGAGTGATGGAACAGCGCAGCGAAGAGTGGTTTGCCGCCCGCAAGGGTCTTGTGACGGGGTCATCGGTAGGGGCGATCCTCGGCGATGATCCCAACCTGACCCGTGATGAGGTGATGCGCAGGATGGTCCGCGAGCACCATGGGGCCCCGAGTGAGTGGAGCGGCAATATCGCCACCCAGTGGGGAGTTACCCACGAGGACGAAGCTCGCGAGGACTTCGAGCTGGCGATGAGCATCGAGACGCACCCGGCCTCTTTCATCATCCACCAGCAGGAGACGTGGATCGGGGCCAGTCCTGACCGCTTTGTGGGGGACGACGCGCTGCTGGAGATCAAGTGCCCGTTCGGCATTCGGAACGACAAGCACCCGGTGTTCAAGACGGCGGAAGAGCAACCGCACTACATGGCCCAGATGCAAATTCAGATGTACGTCACGGAGCGCACCAAGTGCTATTTCTGGCAATGGACGCCCTACGGTTACCGACTGGAGGACGTATATTACGACCCAGACATGATCGCCGAGATCGTGCCGAAGCTGCGGGCCTTCTATGAGGAGTACCTCGAGGAAATCAAGAACCCCGAGGACCACATCGAGGAGAAGCGCAAGGTCATCGACACCCCGCGCGCCCTCCAGATCATGGCCGAGTACGACGACCTGATCGAGGCAATCGAGAGGGCCGAGGAGCGCAAGGGCGAGCTTCTGGAGACCATGGTCACCATGGCCGGGGGCAAGAATGCGCTGATCGGCGGCAGGAAGCTGACAAAGACAGAGCGCAAGGGGTCGATCTCCTACGCTCAGGCCATCAAGATTTTGGCACCGGGTGCGAACCTCGAGCCATGGCGTGGAAAAGCGTCATCCTACTGGAGCCTGAAATGAGCTGCGAGCAAGAGCTGTCCCGCATGAGGGAGGTCAACCTGCAGCTCCGCCGGAAGCTGGAGAGCGCCCGCCGGGAGGTACTCCTGTTTGCCGCCAGCGTGTGCGAGGAGAACACCGCTGGGATCAGCCCACGGGAAGGGTGGGTGCTGTCCCCCCTCCTTGACCCGGACGACATGAAGAAACACGCAGGCTCCGCCTACGCCAAGAAACTGAGGGAGATCGCAGGTGAGTGACATACCGCAAACCAGAGAAAGGCTTTTCGCTCTCGCAGAGGAGCTTCGTGCCATGGGGCTGCCCGCAATGGCGGATGCACTGGACGAGATCGTTTGCTCAGGCATGTATCGCCATTACACGAAAGAGCGGGCCCCAGTGCAATCCCGCAAGATGACGCCAATGGTCGTCCGGATCATCAAATACATGCACACGCAGCATCCAAGCTGGTCAGCGCAGCAGATCGCGGATCAGGTTGGCGTCAACCCCGGTCGCGTCAGTGAGGTGCTTGCGGGGAAGTGGGATGATTGACGCTTGACCCACATTCTCAATGTTGGTAAAAAGCCAATAGAGAGAAGAGAGAGTTCATCATGACCCTGAGACCGTACCAGCTGGAAGCGCATGACGCCGTCGTGGCGTGGATCAAGAAGAACCGCGCGCCGTGCCTCGTGGAGGCCGCCACCGGGGCCGGGAAGAGCCACATCATCGCGGCCATCGCAGAGACGGTCCACGAAATCTCTCAGGGCAAGCACGTCCTCATCCTGCAGCCGTCTGCGGAGCTGGTGGAGCAGAACGCCGAGAAGTACAAGGCGACCGGTGCCAAGTGCTCGATCTTCTCCGCCTCGGCTGGAAGGAAGAGCCTGAAGCACCCCGTTGTCTTCGGCACACCCCTCACCGTCAAGAACAGCATTTCCCGGTTCGGCGGCCAGTTTGCCACCGTGGTCATCGACGAGTGCCACGGGATGACGCCCACGGTCATCTCGATCATTGAGGCCATGCTGCAGGCAAACCCAAACCTGCGCGTGGTAGGCCTGTCGGCCACGCCGTACCGCATGGGGACCGGGTACATCTTTGGCATGTGGCCAGACCGGAAGCCGGTGAGCTCTGATGAGACCAAGGAGCCCTACTTCGGAGCCTGCGTGTACCGCATCCGGGCCCGGACGCTTATAGATCAGGGATACCTCACCAACCCCATCGTGGGGCAGATCGGCGCATCATCGTACGAAACACTCGGCCTGAAGATTAACAAGTTCGGCAAGTTTGACGAGGCAGAGGTCGACCGGGCGTTCAACGGTCAGGGCCGTAAGACCGCAGAGATCATCGAGGACGTCGTCCTGCAGGCCCGTGGGCGCGAAGGCGTGATGATCTTCGCTGCCACGGTCAAACACGCTCAGGAGTGCATGGCATCGCTGCCGCCGAGCCTCTCTGCGCTCGTGACGAGCGATACCCCGAGGGATGAGCGCAGGGCCATTCTGGCGGCGTTCAAGGCCCGCAAGATCAAGTATCTGGTCAACGTCTCGGTGCTGACCACTGGCTTCGATGCGCCACACGTCGATGTCATCGCGATCCTGCGCGCGACGGAGAGCGTCGGCCTGCTCCAGCAGATCATCGGGCGCGGCCTGCGCTTGTCGCCCGGCAAGGACAACTGCCTCGTGCTGGACTATGCCGAGAATATCGACCGGCACTGCCCGGACGGTGACATCTTCACCCCTGAGATCAAGGTCAACGGGGGCGGAGATGGCGAGAGAAACCTCAAGTGCATTTGCCCCCTGTGCGACATCGAGAACACATTCGCCGGGCGGCCTAATACCGACGGGTACGGCATCGACGAGAACGGCTACTTTCTCGACCTTGACGGTATGCGGATACCAACTGAGTGGGGCGATATGCCTGCACACTTTGGTCGGCGCTGCATGGGTCACGCAACCATCGCTGGCGGCCTTTACCGCTGCGAGTACCGCTGGACGTTCAAGGAGTGCCCGCACTGTAAGGAGGATAATGACATCGCGGCCCGGTATTGCGCGGCTTGCAAGGGCGAGCTGGTCGATCCGAACGAAAAGCTGCGGATCAATTTCAAGCAGCGGAAGAGGGACGCCACCCAGATACAGTGCGACGAGGTCATACGCTGGAAGCTCGTCCCCGGCATCTCCAGAACAGGCAAGGACGTAGACAGGATCGACGTCGTGACGCCATACAGGTCGTTCTCGTTCTGGGTTCTGAAGAACCCGACGCACACCATCGGGATGGCTGACAGGGCGTTGCTGAATGCCCTTGGAGGCAACCCGCCGAAGACCCTAACCTACAAAAAGGATGCCGAAACCGGCTTCTATCGCGTTTTCTCATACAATAGGCCAAAAGATGAAGCTCCCGAAGGACATACGGCTGTGGGGCAACAGCGAGTACAGGGGTCCATGCCCAAAGGAAGCCTTGGAACAGGTAACCTTCTTTTCAAGGCTACGTCGTGAGCACCCAGACACATACGGCATCCTAGCCCTGCACCCTCGCAATGAGGGCAAGAGGACGCTCCTGCAGGCAGCCAAGGAGAAGAGCGAGGGCATGTCCACCGGGGCCACTGACATCATCATTCCGGGCCGCCAGACGTTCGTATGTGAGCTCAAGAGGCGTGACCACACCCTGTCATCCATAGCGGACGCCCAGCTGGCCTATATGAGGGCTGCGCAGGACGCCGGTGCCTACGTCTGCATCGCCCTCGGGGTCGACGCGGCGTGGGAGGCTTTCCAGAGCTGGAGGAAGCATGTGGAAGGATGAGCTGCGCCCCAGCAAGAGGATCGTCCGCGTCCTGCGGGGCGAGGTGCCTCTGGAGCAAGAGGAGGCCGGAATTCAGTCCGCCTGCTCATTTCACATTTACGAAGGTGCCTGTGAGGTCTTATCACTGCCAAGCATAGAGGCCAGAAGGCGGGCCCTTGCAAGGATACCAGCGTTGATCCGGCCCCACGTCGAGCAAGAGGTGCGGAGGATTTTCAACAAAAGGAAAAACGGGTGACCATATTCTTTTTTACCATGAACATGCATGCCCGCAGCGGCACCCCAACCCACATGGTGGTTGGCACCGTCAAAGGGATCAACACCATCTCTGAGATGCACGAGCTCCTCGACCAAAGCGACTTCATCACGGTTGAGGAGTACTATCGCGCCGGTGATACATCGCCGAAGCGCGGCACCGTCACGAGCCCTGACGGCACGGAGTACTATAGCGTCGGCGAGACCATCATCAACGTCATGTACATCGGCAAGGTCAAGCTCTGACCTTGACCGAGCGGAGATTACCCGGCAAAACTTGAAAAAAGGCTGGTGTAAAATGGCGTGGAAAAAGATGGGAAGTAACCTCAAGGAGGCGGCCAGACGGTCTGTCCCCTGCGTGTCCCGCAACAAGAAGAACCCCGACATCGCCTACGTCATGATGCCGGTGGAGATGGCCAAGGGCGAGCGCGTGTCGGTCTATCACGACGGCGGGTCAAAGATCGCGCTCGAGTTCGGGCCCGACGGCGATTTCGTCGTACGACGCGCGAGCCATCGCAGCTATTCCGTCAGGGTCACGATCCCAAGAAGGCTCGCGCATGTGATCCCCTTTGGCCTTCGCAACGTGTCCCTGCAGCCGAACGGCGAGGGTCTCTGGGTCATCGACCTTTAGACGGCGGCATACCGCGCGAAGAAGTCGTCCACCTCTTCAGGGGAGCGATTTTGTGCCAGTGCCATCCTCTGCACCAGAGGATCAAGGCGCAGAACATCTGAGGGACGCGCGGCATGGGCTCTGGCGGCGAAACGCTGATCCACTGGGATGAGGTTGATGGTTGCCTCCACCGACGGGGGCAGCACACCGACCAACCATCCGTTCCCGTCCGCCTCAGTGATCCACTGCTCGGCAACGAGGCCGATCAGAAGCTGGGCGAAGGACAGCCGCATGCCGGTGCGTAGATCGTGGGGCTCGGGTTCAGGTGCAGGGCTCACAGCGACCTCAGCCAGCTCGCACTCGCCGTTTGACCACCCCGCATATGCCGGAGACACGACGTCCCCATTTGGAAGAGTGACCCAACCGCCTACCGCTGCGCGGCTGATTTCCACCCCGTTCTGTTTTAGTATCAGCAAGGTTTTCACTCCTCAGTAATCGAATGCCCACGAAACCACCCGCTGCAAGACGAGTGTTCCCGTATGGGTCGGGGTGTATGTGATTGGTGTGCTGTCCATTCTCAGGTCGTAGCCGACCTTTTCGTAAAAGCCGCCATAGACATCCATGTTCGCCACGGAAATCATGTTTCCGAAGTTGGGAACCCAATAACCGACGGAGAAAGACCCCACGGGGGCGCTCGACACGGTTCCGGTTGTGTTCACGACAACGCTTTGGCTGCGCACTCCGGTCATCAGGAAAACCACAGAGAACCCCGGTGCGCCAGAAACACTAGCGGTTCCACCGGCAGGTATCTGGCTGATCCAAATTGCGCCTTGATGCCCATCGTTCGAGAAAGCGCTAATGTCCTGAACAATGGTCGTCATAGACGATCCGTTTACGGTCGGCGGCGACCAAGCTGGGAAGGTGCTCCCGCTGAAAAGGGTCGAGGCGACAACGATCCATCGGTGCGGGGTTGCGGGACCGACGTTGTAAGTCCCGTCCGCATTTCCAAGGACCGTCACAGCCCCCCTTGCGTAACCAAAGGAGGTCGATGGCATCAGCGGGAACGTCATTGCAGCGCCTGCACAAATGCGGTGGAAAAGCCGTTGCACTTGGTCACAAACACAAAAAAGTCATCACCGACAACCGTGGTAAACGCATCGCCCGTTGGCTTGCTGAACCCAGACAGGGTAATCGCTCCCGCGCCCGTCACGTTGGTGATCTGGATGACCATAGTGTAGTCGCCAGTTGCCGTGGGTGCAGCAAGCGTAAAGGCCCCGGCGTTCGTGATGCGCTTCATGTTTCCGCCCACTGGGGTCGGGGTGTAAGTGCCCGTCGAGAACGCGCCGTCATCATCAGCAATCGTGGTGATACCGGCGTAATCTAGGGCCTGCACTGCGGTGTTGGTCGCAGTCCTTCCGGCTACCACGTTCCCGCCGTTCAGCGTCATGATACCTGCGGATGTGATGCGCGCGATCTCAGCTGCAGTCGCACCGGCGGCCATCAAACGCAAGACGAAGTCGAAGTCCTCAGAGCCCGAGGTGACGTCGGTGGTGACCGCAGAAATCTGCATGCCAGTCTCGGTGTTTCCGGCGGCGGTTTCTGCAGCAAACGACATGGTCGTGCCGATACCAGCGGCTGGCGTCCCGCTCGACTGGCTGTCAAGGCGCAGAACCTCAGTTGCCGTGTTGGTGGCCGCCGTGGTCGCCATGATGTCCAGAGCGGTCCCGTCATAGGTCAGGCCGGTGGAGCCGACCAAAACGCCCCCGCTTGCGTAAGCGACACTGGAGTTCGGAACCGCTCCAACAACGTCGTCTGCAGCACGAATGTTGGTGCCATCCGAGTAAACAGTTCGCACGGAGCCTTGAGGCACCTCAAAGGAGGTTCCTGCGGCCACGTTGCCGATGGTGAGCGTAAATGCCCCGCTCGTTGCGTTCCGCACGACCCACTGCCCACCGACGCCTGAGGGGATGTGGTAGGTCACGTTGGCCGTCAGGGTGCCGCTGAAAGTCAGGATCAGCTTTTGGTACTCGGCGGTGGTCAGGACGACCGGCGTG